GTCAAAGTACAAGAATTGCAAGTCGTTCATCAAAGACGAAACCTACCCGGCGTATAAACACGCCAGGTCAATTAACTCGCGATCTGACGAGTTTAAGGCGACGGTTGGGCCAATTTTTCGGCTCATCGAGAAAGAAGTCTTCAAGCATCGTGCTTTTATAAAGAAGATTCCGATCGCCGAGCGGCCAGCTTACATCCGGAAGCTCCTTCACATTGAGGGTGCAAAGTTTTTTGGAGCAGACTATTCAGCGTTTGAGTCACTGTTCACACTCCTATTGATGGATTGTTGTGAATTTGAGCTGTATAGGTATATGGTATCACGTTTACCCGAGGGACAAGAGTGGATGGACCTCGTTGAAGATGCCACCGGAGGTGAGAATGTGTGTGAGTTTAAAGACTTCACGGTCCGCGTACCTTGTACCAGAATGTCTGGTGAGATGAACACCTCACTGGGCAACGGCTTCACCAACCTCATGGTGCTGCTGTTTCTGGCCGAGCTGAACGGGTGTACCCATATCGAGGCTGTGGTGGAAGGTGACGACTCCGCCGCAGTCATGACTGGGCCCCGTCCAACAGCAGAGCAGTTCGCAATGCTCGGGCTTAATTGCAAGGTAGAATTTCATGACTCAATTGAGACCATGTCTTTTTGTGGTCTCGTGTTCGATGCTGGTGATTTGGTCAACGTGACTGATCCTAGGGAGGTCCTTGCTTCCTTCGGTTGGTCCAATCATCAGTATGTTGCAGCGCGTAGCGGTGTACTGAAACAACTGCTTCGTTGCAAGGCGCTGTCAATGGCACACCAGTATCCTGGGTGCCCAATTATCAGTTCACTGGCGCAGTATGGATTGCGTGTCACCCGTTCAGTTGATGTTCGTAAGTTCATCACTGAAAAGGGGAGGTTCAATATGTGGGAGAGAGAGCAGCTTTTGAATGCATTGGCTGACGAGAAAAAGATTAAGCGAATCGAACCACCTATGAACACCAGACTGCTTGTAGAGAAATTGTATGGAATCACGTTGGGTCAGCAGCGGAAGTTAGAACGTTACTTAGATGACTGTAGCGAGCTGAAGCCCATTCCAACTATGCAAACACTCTGCAACGTACCAGATGACTGGGTGGACTATTATCAGAAATATGTCCGCCGTGTTGATGTTGCAAAGCCATCGGCTAGGCATCCCGTAGGTTTCCAGCCTTACGTCGAGTCCTTGTGCAAGAACATCAACACTTTACCGTCACGCGCAGAATGGCCTGATTCATCCATTCGACGGTAGCTCAACGTGTCTGAGCATTATGGATAGACACACG